TCGCCATTGTTAGGGAATCGCCTCAAAAGAGCCGTCCCACGCGTGGGTAGGGGCGGCTGTAACTTGTGTTCGGTCGGCGGGGACTTGGTCAGTCTAGGACCCGTGTTGAGGGGTGGTGAGACACCCCTTGACCCCCCAAATATCAAATTCGAGGGGTCGTTTAAGACGTGTTAGAAAGGGGCGTTAAAGCTCCGCATCACGCAGAACTTGCGCGATATTGAGAGCATCGGTCATGATCCCGTCCACTCCGAAGTCGCCCAAAGTGATCACTTCTGCCTCGCTGTTGATGGTATAGACGACGACCCGTAAATCAGCGTCGTGAGCCTCTTCGACGCGGGCGGTCGTCATGTTGGTGATTGGCGGCTCGATTGCGACGCGGTTTGACCCGGTTTGGAAGTTGTTCACAGCAGCGGCGATTGCTGCTGTCCAAGTTGCGTCATCGAGACCGCCGACGAGATAGCCAACGTCCTGCGTCGGATCTGCTGCCACGATCTTCTGCAGGGCAGTGAAATAGAAACTGTCGAACTGGATGCGACCGCGCATGCCTGCGCGCTTCACAGATGCGATGAGCGCCTGCGCCTGCGCCGTGGTGATGTCTTCTTTGATCTCGAAATAGCCGAATAGATCCAGTTTTTTGGCGAGGACTAGGAACTCATCAAATGTGGGGATCGGCTCACCGGCGAATTGCGCGCCCTTCCAAGTGCCATAGTCAAACGCCTTTGCAGCTGCTGATGTCATGCCTGACAGGACGCCAGTGCCATCACTGGTCCGATCAATAGTGGCGTCATGCAGGAGCATCGCAACACTATCAGAGGTCCAATGCAGATCGCCTTCAACAACGTAATTTCGGGCGGCGGCACTGGCCTTGTAAGCTGCGAGCGTGTTCTCCGGTGCGATTGCTGAGAACCCACGGTGATGAATGCCTTCGAGCGCGGCCCCTGCGCGGTTCTCAGCGCCGCTGGTTGCATATTCTGGGATGTAACCAAACAGGAGACCGTCAACGGTGTACGGCACCATCATAGAGATGACTGGAGGAACACTTGCTGCGCTGCCATCACGGATCGTCGCGACCAAGACAAACTTTGCGGCCTCTGCTGCAGTCAGATTTGTCGACCATGGCTTGGCAATAAGCGTGTCGGTTGTGGTGTCCCAGAAAATCCGCCATGCGCTTGAGGCCGTCGAAATTGCAATCGAGGCACCCCCACCGATGATCCATCGCTTGTTCGCTGAAACAAGGATCGTGTCGGGATAGAAGGTCAGCGTTCGTGTTGCGACCTTGTACTCAGGAAGGTTCGTCGTTGGCGTTGGGTTACCACCCAATGGGGTGAATATAGCCGCCCATTGCGTCTGCAAATCATCGGCCCCGATTCCCGGCACGTTGCCATTGATCGTGTACTCACATGAAATCGCCATATTGATGCTCGACGCCGTATAGCGAAGCATCGCAACGAGTACAAAGTTGCGCTTTTCTTCATCGGAAATGGCTGAGTTGTAGGCCCGCAAGATCAGCGATTTGTTACGCCGGTCCATGTACACGACCTTCGTTGAAGACGCGACCGAACTGAGGTTCAGCGCGGTCGTTGCATCGATCCGATACGCCACATTTTGATGCATGATGAGCGTGTCGATTGTGAAGGTCAGCGTGTTAGCGACGGTATCGATGTTTGGCGCAACGCTTGCCGCTGAAATAATCGGTGTGAGGTGTTCTGAGCCGGTGGCTGCAACAGCCGAACCGATATCCAAACCGGCAAGTTCACGCTGCAACAACTTACTGAGGATAACAGGCCGTTCGAGACAATCGCCGACCTGAGTGTAGTTGTTCTCTACGACCTTTACTTTGCCGGTCTGGTTCGGCTTGCGGATGTCCCATTCCCATGCGCCCTGATCCGGCACATAGTACAGCGCAGAGGCAAGGTAGAGCCGAATGCAATCCGTTTCGCCCAGTGGCGATGTGACGCCCAACGCGCAACCTGACGGCGTTGGCATCGCTGATAGATCACTCTTGATCTGTGCGTACGTAAAAGACGCATCCGGCAGAAATCCGCCCCGGACATAAGCCACGTTTGCGCCGCCCTCAAATGGTTGCGGCTTGATGTAGAGGTTCAACCCGTCACGTTCATAATAAGCGTCGTTTAGAAACACGCCGGGGATCAGGCGTTGCGGATCATCCAACTGATCAAGGATCGCTTGAGAGACTGTGCTGATCGGTACCGGGCCCACCCGTGTCCATGAGCCAGTTCCCGCCGCACCGTTCTTCTTGTACTGGCCGCGCAGGCTTTCGTTTGGGTCGCTGAGAACAACCGCAATGGTGTCGGCGGGCCAATCAAGGTCCGCGTAAAGACCCGTTCGGCTTTGATAAGATGGCCCCGTCCGCGCCGCGATTAAAGCGGCGAGCGAAGTCATATTCAGGCGTACAGTTCGGCCCTGCCAATTGCCAAGGATATCATCAACGGCTTGCACAACCGGGAGGGATACGGATCGGATACCTTGTGACATGTTTTGTTCCTTAGATAAGCGTCACGGTGAAGGGGCCGGAGACAGGTCCGGCAACGCCTTCGTCGCTGATGGGTTCGATGTAATAATCGTACGTTCCTGCATCGATGCAGGTGTCGGTTTCGATGAAGAGGGCAGCGTTATCGATCACGCCGTCGAAGGCCGCATCTGCTCCAAACGCGAAGCCGTTTGTTGTGCTGGAGGCAACCAACGACTGCAGGGAGATGCCTTGCGATGTGACGGGGGTGCCGATGCTTTGAACGCCGCCTGTCAGCTTTGGCACGACAGAGCCGGACACAAGGGTCGTCACCGTAAACCCAAGGCGAAGCGTGTCACCATCAGATGCGGAAATCGCCCGCGACAGATCAGACGCCAGCCCGGCGGCGTGTTGTGTTTCGCCACCGGCAATTGACCACCCCGCGCCAAGTGTCCAACCAGCGGCACTGCCAAAGTCACCATTGGCAAGGATGTTGCTGCGCGAGGCGTCGCCATCGATGAACGTGCGAATTGTGCCGCCCGGACCTGCATTGGTCCGGTAGATCCGGACTTGCTCAGCGCGGCTTGGACGGACGGTGCCATCACTCAAGTTGCGGTTCGTATTTGTGATCGTGATTGTGGCGTGACCGAGACTTCCCTCAACAACCAAGTTTTCGTCTTTGAGCTGTTGTGGTGGCGACGGTGCATTTTCGCCCATCGTGCGCGTGACGATGCTCGTGAATTCACTGAACAAATCAAAGGAATACGCGCGCGCGCGCATCTCAACCACGTCACCGGTGACAAATACATATGTCGTGAAGAAGTACTCGGCACTGTCGATGGTGCCTGAAATCCATTCGGTAGCACCCTGCAAACGCACATCGACCTGATAGGCCGTCACAAATGCTGTCGAACTACCACCAGGTGCTAACGCCACAAGGTACTGGTTCACACTCCGGCCTGCCGAGATACCGCGAATGATTGGCACCGCTGGGGTGATCAGTGATACCGGAACGATTTCACCGACACGGCCATCCCACGGCGGGATCACCAAGGCATCGAGCAGCTCATCAATGATGGGCGCGTCTGGCACCATCAGCACGCGGCTGTTGAAGTCTTCTGCAGCTTCGATGCCGCGAATGCGCAACGGCACACTGTCGCGCGCCAGCGGCCCGATATGCACAACCTCGCCAACCTCTGGCATCTGAACGTCACCTGTTACGCGCACAGCTGTGGTCTCTTCGGTGACGTCGGCAATCGGCGAGACAATTGATGCGCCAATCGCGTCGTCTGCGCTTCCGTAGACCTTAAACCGCACCCCCAATCCTGTGTTTGGCTCAATCATGTTGTCCAGGACCACAAGTGTGCCCATGACGTCTCGGACACGGGCCGATACATGGGTTTCGTCCAGCTCATTGAAGCTGGCCATGACGAGGTCACCACGGGTTGCAGTGCGGGTGCGCATGCTTGTCATCACTGAGTAGTTTGTGGGTCTATGGATCAGCTCAAAGAAGCGCCGGGTGGCCTCACGGTAGACCTCATCGGGGTTTGTCTTACCAATCAAGGTCAGCTCTTCGGTCAGTTCAGGCTCACCGACAATGCCGGGGCGCGGCACAATCCGCTCAGCGGGGCGATAGTTGTTCGTCTCATCCAAGAATGGGACGCGAAACCCGTCGGGCAGTTCAACAAACGGCCGCGACCATGCAAACTGATCTGCATTGGTGTCGTTGAAATGCTCGATGACGGGCAGATCCGGGCGATCAACAACAACACCCCATTTGAGGCCGTCGTGGCGTGGCGTTGCCCGGCCTGCGCCGCAGATGGTCATGAGGATCTCGCCGAGCGGCGCACCTTCATCCAGTACAGCGTTGAACGTCAGGCCCTTGGCGTCGCAGAAGTCGTACCAGTCGGCGATCTGCTCCAGATCGAGTTCATCATCGTTCACCGGAAACGGATTTTCATCGCCCGCAAGCGCGTTCAGATAGGCTGTGGCTGGGTTACTGGAGACACCGATGGACCATGTGCCGTCGCCGTTGTGGATCAGGCCTTCGCGGGCAAAGAAGGCATTGAGATTATCCAGCGTGCCGTTGAGCTGGTAGGTCGCGCGCACACGTACCGCGATTAGCGAAATCGGAACATCGATGTTGATCGGGTATTCTGGTCGAATGGATTGCAGCGCTGCCAAGAAGACAGTGTCAGAGCGATCCGTTTCCGTCTGCTCTTCCGAGATCCGTTCGACTTCAATTTGCCAGCGGCCTCGGCTCGGCAAGTTCCAAGAGTGCTGCCGAAAGATCGCTTCGCGCTTATCTGATGTGAGGTTGAGTGTGGTGACGTCTTGATACGAACCTTCGCCATTGAGACGTTGACGAATCCGAACGGTCACAGATTGTTCTTGCACGTCGCCGTCATCATCTACGCTGAACAGCCCTTGCGGAAAGGACAGAATGACGGATGCCCGAGAGGTGTCAGCGGCTGTGAAGCGTACTTCAGGATCAGGTGTTGACGGCCCCTCGATGATCTCGCCTTGTTCGTTGCGCGGAAGCGGACGGACAAGTTCGATGCCTACGGAATCCTCAAGCACTTGGTATGGATAGATTGCAACCGGTCCATCATCGGAGCGCCCCTCACGTATCTCCACACTAACGTTGTTGAAGTCCTCAATTGGTGTGTCGCCAATGCGCAAATCAGAAATCCGCGACGGCCCATAGCCGGGCGTGAACAGCGCACGGATGTATTGCTGATCATCGACGATTTCAGAGTAGGAGGTCGCGGCAAAGGGCGGCGCATAACGCATGGCGCCATGGATTGACGGCAGGCTTTCACCGGGCCGTGCATCGTTTCGCCAGCCTTGGATGGAATAGACGTTGCGCCGTGCTTCAGCTGAAGATCCGCCTGCGCCCGCAGGTTGGATTGGGATTAACGCATTGACCAGCAAGGTGCCTGCGATGGTGAGACCAGAGGTAATAAGCGATGCCGCAAGGCCGGTTGAGGCAAAGCCAAGTGAAGACGCCAACGGTCCTGCCAGCGCAATCGCCGCGACCGAAACCACAATGGTCAGCACTTGGCGCAGCTCGTCTTTGCCCGGCACGACAACGACGCGCAGATTAATGCCCGGCTTGGGAAAGACATGCGGCCAGAGTTTTGGCGCAACTGCGGCCTCTCCCCGGCGACTGACGAGGCTGACGTCAAGACGCGATGGCGATAAAGTGTTACCGGGCAAGGCGTGGGCAATCATGTCGGAAACAGACAGTCCAGGCGGCACTTCAACGAAACGCGCGCTCGCCTGACCTGACAAAACGTCCGATGTTAAAACGGCATTAAACGCAGTCATGACGCCACCTCTTGCGGCATGCAGGACGGGCTAAGCACGTGCCGATATGCGGCGACAAAACGCGATGACCACACCGGTGACGTCGGAGCTTCGATCTTGGCATGATCGCCGCGCGCCATATGCAACATCGTGCGTGGCTCGATGACGATCCCAATGTGCGTGTCGTGCCGCCCCTCGCGGAAAAGCAGCAGATCAAATGGCGCGCGTTGCTCCGGTAAAACCCGCCACCAAGGGTGCGCGGTGCGATTTGCCAAGAGATCTGACAGGCGGTCCTGGTCTGACGTGCTGTCATAGGCATCGGCAAATGATGGTAGGTCAATTTCCAACTCATTGGCATAAACCAAGCGGGCCAACCCCCAGCAATCACATCCCTCACGGGTGCGGCCTACATCCTGAAACGGAATTCCGACATAATCGTTCGACCAGCTCATCGGATCAGCCCCGGAAAGCGTTGGCGCGTGAACCGGTGCATGGGCCACGTTTCTTCCTCAATGCGGCGGCGGCTCACCTCAATGCGCACTTCGGCCTCATCACCCTCCGCACTGCCCATAACCATCCCGCGAAACTCAAGCTCTGGGATGTCGGGTGAGTCCGCATAGACAACCGCTAGATGCACCGTTGCGGGGCTTGTCAGACTACGCAGTGTTTGCCCAATACGGCGCGTGACGTTTTCCAGCACAATGGCTGATGACGCTGCCACACCTTCCTCGTCGCCGGGCACTTCTGCGGACGCGAGAATGAACTGGTACGGGTCTGTCGCTGGATCAGCCCCCATCCACGTTGACCGCGTCCCGTAGCGTAACGGGTCATCCGACAGACGCTCTGTGTTGTCGGTCGACAGCCGGATCG